GCCTGCGGCGCTGTGGCACCAGTGGCCTCTTTCCAATAGGGCCAGTATGCGCCCTCGCCCTTGACCTGAGGATTGCAATAGATTTCTTCCAGCGACGGCAGGAACACCTTGTCGTAGGTGATCACCGCCGAGCCGTCGTCCGTCACCGTATTGCCATAGGTCACGACCTTGGTGCGGGTCAGGGCGTTCTTGAAATCCTCCGAGAAGCCCGCCAGGAAGCCCGGAATGGTCTTTGCGCAATCGGGCATCATGTCCCACTTGTCCTGCGGGGTCCACCACTTCGTGGCGGGCTGGTCGCTGTTCAGCCACTGGCGGTATACAGATTTCCACCAGCGGTTGTCGCCATAGGCGACGCTCTGAAGGCTGTTCAGGTCGCCGTTTTCCTTCTGCATGAAGGTGCCGAGGTCGGTGCCCTCGTCGCCGGAAGAAACGGTACAGGTGTCGAGAAGCTCGCTCTTGTACTGATCCTTGTAGGCGTACACCTTGCAGGAAGTGATGGCCACATCCGGCGCATTGTAGAAACCGCAGAGCAGGGTCCCTGCCGCCAGCGCCTTGCTCGTGGTGAACTGCCATGTGGTGCCGGTCTTGACGTTCGTGCCCCAGTTGAAGCCGAAGGTCACATGGTAGGTGCCAGCGGGCAGGCCAGCCTCCGGGACGATGTAGAATGCCTGATTTGCCGAGAAGGGGATGTCATACAGAGTTGCGTAGTGCATCTGCATGGTAAGGGCCGGGGCGGTGCTGCCGGTTTCGCCCTCTGCGGTGTCGTCCGGCTGGACGACGTCCCAAGGGCAACTGTAAGTTTTGCCGTCCTTGTCGGTGTAGGTGTTGACCAGCTGGGTGCCGAGCGGGTAGATTTTCGGGGCTGCGCCGCTGGCGACGATCTGCCGGACGGTGTTCAGGTCAACGTCCATGCTGACTTCCGGCTGTGCGTTTGCAATGGCTCGCTGGGACGCTGCGATGTTACCAAGCAAAATTGCAATGGTATCCAGCTTTTTGCCGTTCTCCTGAGCGGTTTCGTCCGTATAAACCGGGGAGATGATTTCCGAATTTGCCATGAGTTTTTACTCCTTTCAGGTTGTTGGTTTGGTATACTTCACGCAGAGCTTGCCGTCTACGACGACAAGCCCGCAGGATTCTAAAGCATTGACTCGGTGCTGCGTCTGGATCATATCATCCGCGAGAGCAAAAGCGCCGGTGCCGCCCAGAATGGTTACATTCTCGGCGTTGGACATTTTGATGTAGTAGTCAAAAATGGAACTGACGCTGTGGTTGCCGCTGTACGCGGGGAAGAAATCCGCCACGCTCTCGTCTGCGCTGACCGAAATACTGTAAAGAACCTCGCCCTTGTCCGGGTCCTTTGCAAAGACGCCAACCTCGGTTACGGAAAAGCCGGTGGTTACGTTGTCATTGCTGAACACGAAACGAAGGTTCAGGGTGTCGCCGTCTGCGGTTGCGGAACTGATACCGACGCGGAGCTTTTCCGCTTTGAGGGACGTTCTGGTTGATGCGTCCTCGGTCTTGGTGTAGCTGCCGGAACCAATCGCCGCGTGAGTGATCTGCGGTGCCGTTCCTCCGGCCTGCCATTTTGCCAGCAGTGCCTTGCCGTCAGTGGTCAGGACGCTGGGCTTGAATAATGCTGCCATTAGATTTTCACCTCCACATTGTTCTTGGCTTCCTCTGCCAAGGCCCAAAGCGCTGCGGTTGCATTTTCTCCGATCAGCTGCACCGCTTCCTCGCGGGGCAGATAAATCTTTTTCGGTTTGGTGTCGCCGATAATCAGGGAACGCTTATTGACATAATAGCAAACCGCAAGGCAGCGGGCCTTGTGCGCGAGGCAGATATTCGTATTCCGGCAGTTGGGGGTTCCGCAGCTCTCGTAATTGTAGCCGCTGCACCATCCGCAGCCGGTGGCCACCGGGCAGCTCAGGCATTTTTCCGGGCTTTGACTGGTTCGTGTGATAGCGTCCAGCATGGCCTTGGTTTCCCGCTGCTTCTCGGTGGTATAGAGACCCGTGTAGCAGTCGCCCAAGCACATAGGCTCTGCCAAAGCTGCACCCACGGATATGGGGGCATATCTGACACACGGGTACGCTTTGCCGTCCGGGGCAAAGCTCAACATCTCGCCGGTGCCGCCGCACCAGTTCTTGTCATCGTGAGAGGGCTGCCCAATGTTCGGATCGAGGATCCCAACCCAAACGTCAGGTGCATCCGAAATGAGGTAATCGGCCAGCCGTCGCAGCTCGGTGTAAAGGATCCGGGCTTCCTGCTCGGTATAAACAGGCTCGAAGGCATAATTGCAATGGATTTCTTTGCACCCTTCCGAGATCATCTGTTTTACGCTGGGGAAAATAAATTTGAAGCTGGTTCCGACGAAGGTCATCTTGCAGTTGAGCCAGCCGTATTTCTTCCCGTCCTGAAATGCAGCCCATGCCTTTTCAAAGCTGCCGACGCCGTTCTTGTCCACCCGGAACTTATCGTGAAGCTCCTGAACGCCGTCGATGGAAACAGTGACGCTCATGATTTCATGGTATTTATGGAAGAGGTGCTGCGCTGCATCACTGAACCACAGCTGGCCGTTGGTGGCGAAGCTGACCCGCGCCCTTGTCCAGAGAGGGCACTTACGCCTCCAGCATTGCTCGAACCAGTAATCCGTGATCTTCTCGATCAGCTCCGCTTCCAAAAGCGGCTCGCCACCGATGAAATCCAAAACGACACCCTGAGTGTTTTTGTTGATAAAATCGCCGGTGCCGTCCTCGTAAAGGTCGATGATGTAATCAATGATCCTCTTCCCAGTTTCCAGACTCATGGCACCGCAGCTTTTGTGGTGCTCATAGCAATATGAGCATCGCAAAGTGCAGTCACCGGTCACCTGAAAAGTAATATTTCGGCAGGCTTCCAGCCCGAGGTTTCCGTTGTTGAAAAGTCGGTGGACAAAGTTGGAATAATCTTCGCTTCGTGTCACCATTTGCAGTGCACCTCCTGCGCCTTAAAATCGAAGGCGAACTCTACCCTCTTAGAATAGAAGCCCTCAATCAGGGCACTAAGAACGGCGTCCTGAGCCACTCTCATTTTCAGGAAAGACGCACGGCAGGAGTTGCATACCTCGCGCAACATTTCCTTTGCGTCCGGGTTTTCGGCGTTTGCCAGCTCACGTGCCAGAATCGCCGCAACGGCCTTGTTGCTTTCATAGATGTAGCTGAGGCGCTCAATGGTCAGACTTTCCTCCTCGGCCAGTCGAAATGTACTTTCAGCCATAATTGATTATCCCTTTCTCGGTGTCATAGTGAACTGTTTTTAGTGCCTCGAAATCGTCCTTGATTCGGAGTGTTTCCATCAGCAGGCGAGTGAACAGAGAGAGGTTTCGCCCCTCTCGCGGGGCATACTCCATCTTGTCAAGAGCTGCTGCGCCGATCTGATACAGCGCCCAGAGAGCCTCTTCCGTGTCGGGCGGAATATCAAAAATTCTGAACAGGAGATCTTCGTTGATGGGCATCTGAGAGTGCGTATCATCAAAAACGAAGGTGTGCACCGCCAGACCCCAAGCGTATAAATCCCGTTCTGCATCGCTTCGAAGAATGCGCCCACAGGCCGAAGCGATGCTTTTGACCGCAGCCGTACATTCCGTGAGCCATGCAGAAAAATCAGTGATCCCGGTGTTTTTGTAAACCCCCATGTAGCAAAGGGAATTGAAGAAACGCCCCTCTTTGGGGAATAGCTTCATTTCCTTTGTGAAATCTGCGGCGCTGAAAGGCTTCATCATGAGGAATTTATAAAGGCACTCGTGTCGGTCGTAGGACTGAAATTCCGGGGCGCTGGCGGGGGCAATGTTTGCAGTAGGCATTTAACCACCTCTTTCAGAAAAAGCTACCGCTCTTGCAAATGCCGGAGCAGCTACTGCTGCATCCGCCTGAACAGCTGCCGTGACAGGCGGCTTCATCGCCGCAGGTGACGGAGCAGGTGCCGGTGCATCCGTCCTGAGAGCAGCCAGCCTGACAGCTGCGTTTGCAGGCCTCGCAGTCTCCGGTGCAATCGCCGGAGCAGCTGCTGTCGCAATCATTTGAGCAACTTCCGCCGCAGCTGTCGCACTCGGTATAGCACCCGCCGCTGCATCCGCCACTGCAGGTGTTTTTGCATCCGCCAGAGCAGCCGTTGGTACAATTATTGGAGCAGCTTCCGCCGCAGCTTGTGCATTGGTTTTTGCACCCGCCGGTGCAGGTCGTCAAACAGCTTCCTTGACAGGTTCCCTGACATGTGCCGGTGCATCCAGTACAGGCAGAATAGCACCCTGTGTAGCAAAGTCCAGAGCAGCTTGCGGCGCAGCCGGTTTCTTTCTGGGTGGCCACTGTGAGTCTTTTGCCGCTCAATTCTGAAACCTTCAGCGCTGCGGCGTCCAAAGTGTCAGCGTCCACATATCCGCCAGCCTCCGGGGTAAGCTTTCCGCCTGTGATTGCATCCAAAGGTTTTGTGATTTTTTCGATATGCTCAAACTTAAATTCGACGGTATCCTTGTTGGGCGGCTCCGTGTACTGGTAAGTGCTGCCCGCATAAGCTGCCATTGATCCGACGGACCTGCTGTTGCTGCGGCGCTGCACCTCGGTCTGAAGAGCTGCCTTCAAATTGAGAAACTCGGCTGCCGTAATAAATTCACCTTGATTTGCCATTGGTCAGCCTCCAATTCTAATGCGAATGCGCCGCAGGTCGGTTCTGTCGTCCCCTTCGACCGCATATCCAACCACCTGTGCCTGCGTCGGCGAAGTGCAGGCTTGTGGTGCACATCCGACGCCGGGGGTCGTGGAGGGGACGATAAGGTCGCCAGTGTGTACTGGGCCGATGACCCACGTCCTCACGCGGCCAGCCAGAGATACAGGGATAAAATCTTTTTCATTTGCGGCGAGAAGGTCGCTGCCATCAGTCGGTGTCTTTCCTCCGATCAGCGTTGCAAACTCGTCGCTGTGGACGCCCACAACCCTGCGGGAGGCGCGGGTTGCCTTGACATAGCGCTCCTTCTGGCTGCTCAGGTCGAGGGCGATGATGTCACCCGGCCTCGTTTCTTCACCTCTGGGGAAGAGCTCCGCGTAATCGTTGTAAACTCCGTGGTAGGTCTTGGCACCAGTAACGTATCCAGTGGCATCGATGTTTCCGCCGGAATGAATGCTCCCCGTGCTGGAAATATCGCCGGTCGTGGTCAGGTTTTTCAATGTGGCATTGCCACCGTCAATGAAATGAGCGCTGCTCAGAAAGTTGATTCTCCCTGTGAAGGTGCCGCCGCTCTTGGGCATGAAATTCAGGTCGATATTCCCGCTTGCATCCGGTTTTCCGCCGTTGATGGTCTTGACCATCCCTGTGAAGTTTTTGAGCTGTTCCTTGACCCAGTTCTGAATCTTCTCATAAAAAGGACCATGAGCGTCTTTATTGTTGTTGTGGTCCTCCAAGTCTTTCTGCGTGGTCAGAACAAGGGTCTTGTCTAGGAGAGCCGAGACCTTGGAGGTATCGCCGACGATGATTGGTATGGAGATTCCCTTTTCAATCGTTGCGGCTGACGGGGGCGGGATGAACTCGGCGGTATCGTATGCATTTTGATAGCAATAGAGAATATCCTGCGATCGGTCGTTCGGAGCACTGGGGTTTGCTGCAAATACGCCGATTTCGCGCCAGTAGAAGCCATTCTCTAAACTCTGATTTGTGAAGGCTGCGGAAACATTGACATACTGTCCATCTTCGTTTTTGGCGCTGGCTGAAACTGTGGCCTCCACCTTGACAAGCGCCGTCATTGCGTCGATGGACCCCGAAATGTACCCGCTTCCCATCTGAATGGTGGTGAACCTGATCTGTTCACCGGCAATATTCCGAGTAAGCAGGGCTTTGCCTGCCGTGGTAAATACCGGGGCGTTGAACATTATTCTTTATCCCTCCTATTCTGCCGGAACGGTTACATGGTCAATGGTGGCCAGCCCGATTCCTGTATATAGTGTACTGGTGATCTGGCGAGCCACATCCTCAATGATCATCGGGTTTAGGCGGATAAAATCGCCGATGTGTACCCAATGCCCGATGCCGATGGTGGCGGCTTCAATGTCCAGTTTGCTGGAAATGCTATCCAGCCAAGAGGAAAGGCGTTTCACGTTCCGAAGCTGCCGCACAAATTCGTCCAGATCATTCGGCCCAACATTGGGGTTTGAAATGTTGATGCGGAAGTGGTGCGGCTCCCCGCCATACTCGAACCACTCAGAAACGGTTCCGTTTTGGAAGATGGAGGTGATAATCCGGCGCACCGCCATAGGCGTTCCCAGTTTCATGAAATACAGCATAGTGTCAGCAATCAGCGTTCTTTTCACGTCGGTGCTGTACTTTGTGCTGTACGCTGGGGTTCTGTACTCTGCGGCCATGAGATCCAAAATTTCGTCCGGCAGGGATGCAATCATGTAATAGATCATGATTCCGTCATTGAACGCACACCATTTCTCAATCTGGCGGCAGATCGCGTAGGCAATGCCCAGAGCACTCACGTCGTCCCGCAGGCCTTCCGGGAGAATGTCGGCTGGCTGGATGTCCTGAAATTTAATCATCTTCCAGTCCTCCGTAATTCGCCGTGACGGTGCCAGTCAGGAGGGCAACAGCCGCTTCGCCGACCTTGGTGTAAATCGGAGAGGTGACGTCTACACGTTTTGCTCCTGCTGCCATAATCAGAGAAACCAGCTTGGAGGGGTTAATATCCCGACCAATTTTGCGCTGCCAGAGGATGTACTCCTGAACCGCCGCATCAACTGCCGTCTGGATGGACACAGCAATCGTTGCATTGCTGCGGTCGATGTAATATGTCAGGGAAATGGAATATTTGACTTCTGCCGGGGAGGATACCACGACTTTATCTGTCAATGGACGGATGCCGTCGTTCTTCAGAAACTCCTGCAGGCCGGATATAGTTTCGGGGCCGGGAATGGATCCATCGGAAAGTAAAAATGCAATGTCCACCTCTCCGGCTGCCTGATCGCTGTTTGCAACAACGTCACCGATGGCGCTTGAATAGGTCTTAGCCCAGTATTTATAGGCACCTTCCGGGCCTGCTACGGAGTAGGACTCAGGGGCCAACCAGATTCGTTCCTGATAGGATTCATCGCTCTCGATGTCTGCGCCACCTTCTGTTTCCGAAACATTGGCAACGCTCTTAATGTAGGGGAGTGGGTCGACGATTTCGGAAACCTCGCCTGCAGCGAAGCTGTTTCCTGCGCTGCCAACCTCTACGCAGGTCGCTGGAACGTCGACGTAGGAAGCTTTTGCTGGTATCTCTGCATATTCGTCTGTGGAAAAGTAGACGGAGCTTAGTGCGGCAGCGCGAGTGCCTTGCGGAATAGGCGTTGCCGATGCACGGATGGTCGATACCGTAAATCGCAGCGTTGTGGTCGCTGCGCTGGCGGGGTTCCTTGTTACGCGGCGAAATTTGCCCAGATGATCCAAAAAATCCGAATAGGACCATTTGAGGAAATTCATCTTTCCAGCTCGGTCAGTATACTGGAAGCCTTGGTGAATGGCGTTTGCGCAGGCATACAAAATCATTCTGTCGCGGGAAACTCTGGACAGCTTCACCTTGCTGCCGGTTGCTTTCGAGACATAAGCTTCGTAATCCTCTACCATTTCGCCTCGAATATCGGTCACGTTTTTTCCGTCAATGAAGGAAACGTCCGGCATATTCTTGATACTATCCGGCATCTGATACCACCACCCTCGGATAAATGTGACCGTCAGCGCTGCCACTCCACTTGATCTCTACGATTTTCAGCGACGGAATGTACTTTGATATTGCTTCGGTGATCTGCGCAGCGTAGAGACTGCGAACCACTCCGATAGGCCGGTCAACAAAGCTGAAGTCCAGCCCCAGATCCCGGTCAAGCGGAACGCTTCCTTTTCTGGTTGACGTCAAGAGACGCACCTGCTGAAGGAGGTTCTGCTTCCGATCGTATGAGGCTTGCCCCTCATACTCGAATTCGCTATTTGCCAAACTGAGAAGAGAATTCATTTCGGGTATTCCTCCAATGTAATCGACACAGTCGCCTTTACAAGCGAGCCGTCATTGTAAACTTTGTTCCATGCCTCCGAGACTGCGGTGATGGCGTACTTGCTTTCGCTTAGCGGCATATCTCCGATAATAAGGTACTCTGTGGCACCCGACTCGACCATTTTCTCAAGCTCCTGCAAGGTTGTGCGTGGACGAATTCCAAGGCTGGCTGAGAGATAAATTTCCAGAGCACACTCTCGTGCATCTGCTCCCAGAAATTCTTTTTTCGGTTTTGCTCCGAGAGTCTCGTGGGATGCCCAGCGGCCTTTTACATCTTGGGTCAGCTTTTTGAATGCAAGGACGCGGTCCTCGCTCACCTCGAAAATGACAGAGGTTCCAAATGCTCCGATCATTCAAAACTCCTTTACTGCGGCGCACCAGATACGCCGTGCGGCGTGGGGTGCGTATGGTGTGCCACAGAAATACCACTTGCAGTTGCGTCCTGAGCAACAGTCATGCTGCCGGTGACAGAGGTTGCAGGAGCGTCAATCGTTGCAGAGGAGCCCTTTACAGTGAGCGCTCCGGCTGCTTCCGCAGAAATCTTCCCAGCGGCTTTGATTGTCACGTTCCCAGTTGCATCCAGAACAATGTCTTTTTCCACTTTGGCTGTGACATTCTCCGCCTCAATCACGAGATTTTTGACGTGCAGTGTCATGGTTTCGTTGTCTTTCTCGCTGAAGCGAAGAAACGCTTTACCGACCTCATTATGGAAGTCCTTTCGGTACATTCCTTGACCGCTCTCCGGCGGAACTCGCTGATCCGACCATGGGCGTCCAATAACAAAGCCTGCTTCTGTGCCGTTGGAAAGATGCAGAACCAGAACCATGTCGTCAACTTCCGGCATCAAATACTCAAAAGAGAGCAGCGGGATGGGGCGTGTAACTGCGTCGTCTTGATCCTCGTAAACTACGCGGACAGTTCCGCTTGTGTAATCTACCGAGGAGATTTTCCCGACACGAATTTCGTTGCTGTCCATTCGCTGCTCTCCTTTACTCTACCATGGAAGCCTCGACAGATACCGTGCTGCCGCCGCTCCCATCTACTTTGTTCGATACGCTGTCGAGGTAATATTTTCCACTTAAGACACCCAGACCGTTGATCTGGATGCACTGCGTGGAAATCCACTTCGCGTTGCCCATCATTTCAAAATTGAGTTTGATGTGTCCATGGTTTGCATTGCTCACCAAGGCTTTGATTTTGCGTTCTGCATCCGCTGCGCTGTCAGCCTTGCCGGACTTTTTCAGGATTTTATCGCCGCCGCCAACCTTCGCCACAATTTTTTTGCTGGTCTGTGGGTTGGTATAGGTGTATTCTCCTCCTGTGTAGACCTCCGACATAGACGGGCCACCGTCCCAGCTGGCGAATTCTGAGGCGTCTACGGTATCAACGACTGCCTTCTTTTTGTATGCCTCGCGGTCATAGACCACGAGCTTGTGGGAATAAACTTTGACCTGCAATCCGTAATCATTGCACAGGTTTGTGAAAAATGTGCAGTCATTTTCTTTGGATTGCTCAACGCTGGAAATAGAAAAACTGCTGCCAGAAACATCCCAAGCCAGCGCAATTCCTGCCCGGTCTGCGATGTTTTTCCCGATTTCCTTTAGCGTGACGTTTTCCCATGTCTTGGTTCTTTCGGTTTTGCTGAACCCCTTGTTTGCAGGGGTGGATACAGCCGAGAGGGTGCCGGATACCGGCCACCCGGAGAACTTTGGCTCGTCCAGAATAAACTTTCCGCAGTCGAGTGTGATGTCCTGTGCGCCTTCCTGCTCCCAGTCCGAAAGAGCAATGGTAGCCGAAAGCACTTTGCCTTCTCCGGGATACCAGTCGGTGATCCATTTGTTTCCGCCGCCGGACACCGCAATGTCCAAGCTGTCAGCTTTTCCGCTTGCGGGGTCCGTGTATGTGACGCTCGTGACAGTGCTGCGCTGCTCTTTGTCCATGGTTTTCCCATCGACAAGAATATTGACGGTTGCGGTTCTAGCGCTCATGAGGTCCTCCAAGCTGGGGCCGTCGTGACGACGGGCTTTTCGGGGAGTGCCGGAGTGTTCACGATGGTCCCGGCATCAAAAATAAAAATATCCAGCAGGGGGAAATTCGCCTGCATCAAAAACGAGGTGTATTCCTCCGAGCCGTATACCTTATATGCGATCATGTCCCACATGTCGCCTTGCTTGGTGGTGTAGGTCAGATCTGCTTGCGTGGTTGTTTCGCTCATTATTTAGCTCTCCGATTACCTCGCAGGTGTAAAGCCTTTGCGGCTTTCCTCTGCTTTCAGCTGCCGATAGAATTTTTTGAATTCCTCAAAGGACAGGCGCGCGGCCTGTTTTACCTCTTGGGCGTTTGCGCTGCTGGTGAAGTACATTGTGGGCGAAAAATGAATTACGTCCCCGCCGGTTCCTGCGACTCCGCTCTGCTGACTGCCACGGTTCAGTGCGAGGTATCCTTTGATCATATCGGCCAGCTTAGAAAGCGGCAGAACCGCTTCCGGCTCCGCGCCTTCGCCAATCAGCGCCGTTGTGGGGGCGGTTGCGATACCGCCAGCGGCCAGCGCTGGGATAGTTGGGATGGTGCCCAGACTGAATCCGATTTTTTGACCTCCAACTACAGGTACCCAGCTAGGAACAGTCAGTGAAATTCCATTGATCGCAGAAATCATCTGGTTTACTCCTCCGATGATTCCATTGATGAACCCAATCACTCCGTTTGCCATTCCCTTGAATATGGAGACAACGCCAGTTCCGAACTCGCCAGCTTTTTCTTTTACCAGATCCCAGTTGTTATAGAGAAGGACGCCTGCTGCAACGACCAGACCGATTGCCGCAACGACTGCCAGCATGGGGAGGTTCAGTGCCGTCATCGCCCCGGCGAGAGTAAACGTGCCTGTTGCGCTGGCTGCGCAGACTACCTTATAAATGGCCATCGCTGCATTATAGGCGGTCATTGCCGTAGTGGCTACCTTGTAAGCAACGACTGCCGCTGTGATGCCAGCCCCCAGAGCTATCAGCAGAACACGATGCTCACTGACCCATTGGGCAGCCTGCTGCGCTGCGGGGATAAGTGTTCCGATTACATAGCTTCCGGCAGCTTCCAAACCGGATTGTACGCGGGGAAGTGCAGCGTCTGCCAGATCCTTCACGTATGGTATGATTTTGGTGCCGATTTCCGTCAGAAAGTTCGCTCCCAGATTTTTTATCATCTGAATATCATAATCCAGTGTATTGGTCTGCTTTTCAAACGCCGCATTTGCTGCGCCGGTCGCCGTGTACATTTCGGCGGTCTTATTGGTCAGGTTCTCGGACTGAGCGCCGCACATGGCCAGCACGGCGGTCTGGGCCTCGGTGGAACTGAACAGCTTTGCCATGGCCTGCTCGTCACCGTGGACAGTGCCCTTCAGTGCTTCGAGAGTGCCTTGGAATCCGAGGCTCTTGATGGCTGCGTCTGCTGTAGAGAAGCCGAGCTTCTTCAGAGATGCGGTCATGTCCTTGGACGGGGTCATCAAACCAGACAGAACAGCCTTATACTGGGTGGCGACCTCCGCAGTGCTACCGGTTACACCAGTCAGAGTAGCAAAGACGCCGTACAATTCTTCCTGCTGAACATTCAGCGCAGAAGAAAGTGGGACAACTTTGCCGATGCTGGATGCCAGTTCACTGAAGGAGGTCTGACCGAGTCGAACGGTCGCAAAGGACAAATCAGCGACTTTCTGCGCAGATTCTGCAGAAACGTCTTTGTAGCCCTTCATTACTGCTGAAAGTAGATTCACGCTGTCCGTGGTGGTCGCATTGCCAGCCGCCGCCGCTTTTGCGGACGTTTCCAGAATGCTCATTGCGTCCTTGCTGTCGCCGAAAGCGGAAATGACCTGATACATGCCATCGGTCAAATTTGCCGTTTCGACGCCGGTATCGTTGGACACTTTCAAAATGTCCTTTCCGATTTCCGCTGTTCTCGCTGAAATTTCCGCTTCAGTTCCGGTCAACAGCGTAGAGACGTTGGCGAGCTGTTTCTGATAATCAATGCCGGATTTCACGGCGGCGACACCGGCAGTTGCGACCGTGGTGGCCACTGCAATGGATGCACCAGCAACCACCTTGCCGACGGCCTTGGCGCTCTTACTGAGCTTCGACAAGTTCTTATCGGCATCGGCGCAGGCTTTCTTCAGAGAGCTGTCTTGCTTGGCTCCGATCTTGAGCATGAGCTCGTAGATTTTACTGCTTTTGGCCACTCTGCGCTTTCACCTCCGCCATATAATCGTTGTACGCTTTTGCCATGTCGGCCAGCTCGTCAATTGACGAGCTTTCCAAATTCTTAATATCGGAATTCAGAGCCACAGAAAGGCTGATGCAAAGTCTTGTGACTCCATCCGGGGTTAGTCCGTACCATCCGCGCCGTACAAAAAACCCACGATAGAGGTTTTCAGTGCAATGGCATCACGAGCCGGGAGCTCGTCGAAGAATTCCAGCGGCTGAGCAAGAATGCGGCTTGCGATCAGGAAAGTGAATTCCAGATTGCTTTCCAACGTGGCCGGGTTTGCTGCCGGATGCAGCTTCATGTAAAGCTTCGTGGTGCGCTTCAGGTCACCCGCCTTCAGGCCTTCCAAGCCGTGAAGATCCAGCTTTTCGTAGGTAACGCCGCCGAAGGTATAGGGAGTGGTCAACTCCAAAACGAGCGGATCCTCGTCCTCATCCTCGGCATCTGCGTCCGGGAACGGAACGGCGGGAGAAGGTTCGTCCAAACCGCCATACAGAGCGGGATCCTCATAGGCTGCGGTTGGTTTCGGTGCTTCCTGTGCAGGAGAAACGTGTGCGTTCATATTAGAAAAACCTCCTTAGCAGTTTGCTTTGATGTAGGCGAGCTGATCCACGCCCCAGAGCTTGTAGGTGGGGTTTACTTTATCCAGCTCGACTGCGGTTTCGCCGCCCACCACGATAGTGATGGCCAAAATGGTGACGGAGGCGCTGGTTCCAGTGCCGCTGCCCGCTTTGAATGATCCGCCTTTCAGCGTGCCTCCACGGCCACGGATCACGACGCGGGTCGGAAGAAAAACAATGTTTCCTTCCACGTCCAGACATTGGGCAACACCAGCCAGCGTGATGGTCTTTACCTTCAGCATATCCAGCATATTCAGGGCTTCGCTGGTAAGGGCATTGAAGGGAATGTCCATCTTCATGTTGCCAAAGGCACCCACGGTAGGATCATCAAATTCGCCCAGAAACGCTGCGCCAGATACGGTATCCGAAAGCGGCTCGAAATCGGGGAGCGTCACCTCGTCGCCAATACCGACCAGACGGGTGAATCCATCGTACACATTGAACTTGGTCAGCTTAGTAGGGACTACTTTCACTCAGGGTCACTCTCCTTTCAGGGCCGCGTTCAGCGCTTCAACGTCGAACTCGTCGATGTTCTCGATGTACTGCGCGGGGACGTAGGGCGCCAGATAGGTATGCGTAGTAAGATGGCCGGAAATAATATCGGTTTCCGTGTTCTCGCTGTCCAGGAAGGTGCATTTATAGGCGGCCATGTAATCTTTTGCCACATACCCGTTTCCGGTCATGTTCTTGCTGTCCACGATAGTGCGGACCAGCTGGCGGCTGTAATTGCGGTCAACATGCTGGAAATACGTCAAAATAAAATTATTGGCGTCCCAGTTGAACATACGGCGGCAGTTGATCCAGTAATCCTTCGGGTCAGTGTTGCCGGGATATGCTGCGGTGCAGTTGCCCCACAGCACGTAACCGTTGATAGAATTGATGGCGGTAGTAATGCCCTGCGCATTGAGGATGTCATTGGCCTGCTGCTGATCCAGCAACACCGGAGTCCCATCCGCCAGAATGGTACCGGTGATTTTTGCGGCCAGATTCGAGGGAGAGTCGTAGGGCACATCGCCATGTTCCGCATCGGTGCTGGCCAGAAGGGCACCGCAGATGGTCGAGAGATGGTATTTCTTCGTGCCGATCTGGGCCATAGGCCAGAGAACGATGGTCCGAATGTCCGTTGCGCCGAGGTCAGTCTTTGCCTTCTTGCAGTCCGTATAAACGGTGGCACCGTTTGCATCCGCTGCAATATCAACGAGGGACATGCACTTGAAGTTGCCATTCAGGGCATTGGTCTTTGCGGCCAGCGCTGCTGCGACGGTGGGGTTGGACGACCAACCGGGTGCCAGCAGGCTACCGGGAACCAGACCATAGAGCGGGAAAATACGACGGATCAACTCGACGCCGGTTTCTGCTCCCGTCACGCTGTTGTAGCCACCGACGATGTCCGCCGTACTTACGTTCTCCGGGTTCAGGGACGTACTGGCGACCTTGATTGTCTTGTCGACGGGGGTTTGAATCAGGAGCGTGATCCGCAGGCCACCGCCTTCCATAAACTCGGTGATGTAATCCGTTCCCATCACCAGCTCTTTACTGTTGGCTTTGACGGTCAGCTTGTCCAGAAGAACGTACTTCTTGGAATAGGCGGCGACACCATCCTCCGAAAGTGTCAGGCTTTCCTCCACGTTCTTCGTGACGTGCTTGCTGTTGTTCGGATCAAGGACGTTGATGAAAATCACCGGAGCGTTGTTGAAGACGCGGAAGTTGGCGTCCATTGCTTCGCAAAGGGTGAAGTTCTTGAAATCGTCCGAATAACCCAGCTGCTGCTGGCAGGCAGCGAAGTCATAACAAACGATGGGCTTCCCGACCGTGGCAGCGGGGTCATTGGTCAGGTAGATGGGAGCCGTGCCGACATATACCTGAAGGCCAGCGCTGCTGGTTACGGGGCTAACCAGCGAAGTGCTTTTTTCGCTGGAATATGCGCCATGATAGAGAGGCATTTATTTCACTCCCTTCTGGCCGAACTTAGTCTGCACGGCCTTATAAATCGAATAGAAACGGCCACTCTGCTGGGAGATCTGCGCCTGTGCATCCGGGCGGGCGCTGGGCGTAACCAGAAGCTGCCGCAGCATGGGGGTTTCACGGATTGCATCCTCAAGCGCGGGAGGCAAGCCATTGAGGTATGCTGTGCCGTTGTAGGCAACGCCGGGAATGGTCGGGCCGATGTAAACTAAGGAATTGTTAGTAGCATTCGCCATTGATAGAAGGCACCTCCTGATAAATCGGTTGCGCGGTTTCTGCTTTGAATGCGACCGCTCCGATGTAGTATGGATGTCTGGACGTTTCGCTCAACGTCCATTTAATTGGGTATTTGCATTCATGCTTTTTCCCGATGTAAGGGTTGGATGCAAAGCGGAGACAAATCCTCCGAATGATGCTCATAAGATCATCATTTCCGGCGTGTTCTGGTGCGGGGTTATATATCCGAATGCCGAGTCCTATGTCCGTTTCGGGCGAGGCTCCCCGTTCGGAAATTTGGCCGGTTGTCGGGCAGACCGCTATGAACGGCTCCTGCACCGGCGTCTGCCCTGCGAGGAAAGCGGGAAGATCGTACTTGAATACCTGAATCTGCGCCAGCTGCCCGTCTGGGGTTTGGAGCTGCATCCCTTCAAAAAGGGTTTGGAGCTCTGCTACCAGTTCATCTTCCAAGGTGATTTCAGACATATGGCCTCCTACTCAAGAGCCTTTTCAATTTGCTTGTCAAGCTCTTTATTCAATAGTTCAATTACCAGCGCTTGCGCCGCCTCCACGCCTTCTGCATTTCCCAACATTTGGGGAACAGCCGGAGAAAGCAGCTTCTTGATCTTCGTCATGTCAACGCCGCTGCCGTACTTCTCTGCACGGGTAGAAGCTCCGGCAGAGGTGTACCTCTTGTTGGCTTGACGCTGCACTATTGCGACGTGCCCACTTGCGAACCGTGCAACAAATGCCTTCATTCCGTTGCTTTCCAGCGGACTCATAGAGCCGCTGTTCAAAACTTGGGCAGCAGCTGCTGCGGTGTCGCTGTTGGGCTGTGTCAAAAAGTCCATGATGTCACGCATGGAGCCTTTTGAAATAATCGCTGCAGAAGTGTCGCTGGTGCTGGCTTCCACTTTGCTTTCGGTTTTTAGAGCCTCCGGCTTGCTGAGGGCGTATCGCTTCCCGGCTTCCTTGATCAGGCGAGTTCGCGCCTTCCGGGCCGTGGTATTAAGCGCTTTTTGCAAAACCTGCGGGGCTGCCAGCTGATCGGGGAGCTTTTGCAAGCTGCGCAAAATTCTTTCTAACCCCTCGTCAACGTCAACTACCACAAACGGTTCGCTCATGCTCTCACCGCCTCGATTTCAATAGCATAAATTCCAGCCTCCTCGGTCGCGGACTTGACGCGATACATGGCAGAATCAAGCTGCAAAAAAGAATCGGGGACCGGTCGGCTGCCAAAATCAGAAGCGGCGACATACAAAAGCCGCCTTGAATAGTAAAGCCCAGAAATATCCGCATTGAGCAGATGTGCCTTATCTCGCTCCAACAGTTCGTTGTCATCAACGATGGCGGGCATTTGTTTCCCGTTGATCGTGTGACCGTCCGCAAACTCTTGGGCGTTCAAAAAGACTTCCTTGTTGTCCTGTTCAATGGCGCTTTTGAATGTCAGCTCCATGGTTCTTACTCGCTTTCCTGAATAGGGACGCCGACCTCGACGGAAGCGATGGCATCGATGAGTTTTGCTTTGCTCAGCTCTGCTGCAGCATCAATGCCGAGGTCTGCGGCCAGCTTCTGAAGGTTGGCCTTGGTCATTGTTTCCAGCTCGTTCCGGCTAAAATTGCCGGTGACTGCTTCGCTGGCTGCATCCGCCTGAACGGCGGGCTGCTGCGCATCGTCGATGCAGGGGCGCTGGATCACATATCCAATGCCGACCAGAATCCCCAGCGCCTTCGAATCGGCGGGCGTCTGGATGGTATCGCCGGGGCGGTACTCTTTGCCATCCACAGTGACGATGCTGTTTGCAACGTAGGTCATGGCGGGGCCTCCTTAACCGATGCAAACCTGAACAGTTGCATCCTCAGACTTTGCTGCGGCAATGGCCCAGCCTGCGGGGACGGCGCTGCTGGCGGTAGTGGTGATCTTGTCGGTCGATGCGTTGTAGTAGACGGCGGCACCGATTGCGATGGCACCGGTAGCCTTGGGCATGGAGAAGACGCCCTTGACGTGCAGACTGCCAACGGCAGACGCTGCAATTTCGGTACCCGCAACGCCGATGCGGGTGGTCAGGCTTACGACCTGACCGGCCTTGATGGTATCGCTCGTACTATTGATGAAGTCAATGGTAGAGCCGGGCTGCTGGTAATTTGCAATCATTTGCTCGTTCCTCCTGTCTTACAGAGTGGGCAGCTTGACGCCGGGGTTCTTGACGAAGCTGCGGTAGTCCATGACGGTGATGCCCCAGTCCAGCCAAATATCCCAGACGAAGCCCAGCTGGCCAGCAGTTTCGCTGCGGCGGAAGGTGGGCGTCTCCTGACCGTTCAGGTAGTCCACCTGAATGCCAGCAGTTTCGTCCTTGCCTGCGCCCAGGAACCACGGGCAGGCATTGGTGCCAGCCAGAACATTCAGGGTGGCGTCCTCGACGATTTCGATGGGATAGCGGTAATTGTACAGCGGGTTGACAGCCTGAGTGTTCTCGGTAGTCTGAATGGTGGGGCTGCCGAAGATGGTCTGGAGGGTAAAGCCATAGCCAACGGGAACCACCAGAGTTCTCGGGGTCAGGTTGATAGCCTCGCCGAACTGGTCCTCCTGAATCTGCAGGCGCTGAATCATGCTCTGGATCGCAGCGGCGCTGGGTGCGCTGGCGGTAGACATGAGGTTCTTGTGGTCGTTGTGGAAGAAGGTCTTGCCATCGTAGATCGTGCCGTTGCCGTACAGGATAGAGTAGACAGCCTTGTTGATCTGCTTCTTGCTCTTGGCTGCATACAGGCCAGGGACCTCGGAAAGGAAACCGATGTCGTCATTGATAAAGGCCTGACGGCTCATGCTGAACTGGCGACCGTAGGTGTCCAGCTTACGCTGCGGCAGGGTTGCTTCCTGATGGGTGTCTGCCTTCAGCTCGCCGTTTTCGGGAACCAGCAGCAGCTCACCAACGCCGCCGATCAGGTAATTGTGGCCGTCGGTGCGCTTGAAGTCACGCAGGGTGCCCTTGCGGGTGATCTTCTCGAAGGTGGTCGGCACATGGCTGTACATGTGGACAATGCTCTTATTGATAGCCTGATCCATGATTGCGGGGAACGCTGCGGCGGGATTATGGAATGCGCGGGCCAACTCAGTATAAATGTCGTCAGGAGCCATGCGCAGGTAATCATTTGCGCTCTTGTCATTCTCGCGGCTCAGGCACTCGATGCCGATGTCCCGCAGACTCATGCCCGCAAAATTCCGAGCGCCATCCGCAGCCTGCGCAGGAGCATTGCCGCTGCGAATCATAAGGCCATCAGCTGCGGCTGCACGGAACTTATCCTGCTCGTCCTTGGTCACATGGATGCCGGTGCGGGCGGGTGCGCCGTTCTGAATCATATTGTTCATGATAGCTTCGCGGACCTGATCCAGCGTCTGGCCACCGGTGATGTACTGCTGAGGGTCAGTGTCGAAGTTGCGACACAGGGTGGTGATTTCGGTCACACGCTGACGTTCTGCGGTGCGGGCCTCTTCAATCTGCGCCTGACGCTCAGCCTCGGCTTCTGCTTCCGCTTCAGGGCGCAGGGCCTCGATCTCAGTCTGAAGCGAGTTAAACTCGCGGGTTTCTTCCTCGGTCATGTCCCGGCCTGCAGTGCGGGCGGCTGCGAGGATTGCCTGCTGACGCTGCATCTTCTGCTGCATCAATGCTCTTTTGTTCATGCTGTACCTCCTGTTAGTGGTTTTTATTTGCCGTGATGCAACTCTCAAAATATGAGAGTGCCGGGCGTTCCGCAGCATCAGGCTGCGGGCCATCCTCGCCGAGTTCACGGCCAACACCGACCGTTGCGTCTGCGGGGACTGACACAATGCTGATCTCGTAGGGCATCCATTTCTTTGCGACATAACACGGGCCGGCGAAACGGCCATCAAGGGACTTTGCTCCCTCTTTGACTGATTCGTAATTGGTCACGCGATAGCCGACCGAGACGCCCTTGAGGGTGCCGCTGGCAACCTTGGCTCTGATGATTTCGCTGTCTGCGTCATCATCAAACTTCACGGTCGCCATGCCACGGCCATTTTCGATCCATGCGCGGAGGATCGTTCCGATTACCTTGTCTCGGTTGTGGTTATAAAGCAGAACGCCAACATCCTGCATACGGCTCATGTCAACCGCTGCAGGATCGTGGTCGAGGATTTCCACTCCAAACCACTGCTGACAGGGTTCCTCGGAGCTAAAACTCAGATCAAATGTGCGATTTTCTTTGTCGTCATCAACAGCGCGGATGTTTGTCCCTGCTGCAATGAAGTCCCGCTGCAAGCCTTGGTTACTCGTCGGGAGTTTTCGGCTTGACGGGTTCTTCGGTACTTTTTTCGGCACTCTTGGAACCTCCAATCTGAATACCTTTTTCTTTTGCGTAAGCTGCGACTTCGGCCATATCGTCGATTTGCTCTTTCCAGTCGCAGCCCTGCTCTGCGGAAATTTGCTTGAAGCTCTTAATCCCAGATTCCAAAGCTGTTTTGTTTGCCCCTGCCTCTTTCTGAGGGTCAATCCAGCGCTTCGGTGAAGCCGTCCATTTATGCTCCATATACTTACTGGGATCTGCCCAGAAGTCCGGGATGCTTATTTTTCCGGAGAGGACTGCCGAAATCAGAAAAGTTTCATAGACCTCAGACATGAGGTTTTCCTGAAGCAGTTCGATTTCCTCGGCATAGGTGAGGTCGTCCTCAATCATGCCCTGTCTGGCGCTGCTGTAGTTGGTTTCCGACATATCTCGGGCCGTTGCCTCATAGCTGAGGCCCTGTCCAGAGCCGATCAGGCGCTGGATCAGTTTGAGAAAGGTGGTTGCGTCGCTGCTGGAATCCTTGGGATCCACCACCTGAGCATCATCACCTGCGTTCAGCTCCGAAACCATGCCGGGCGTGAGCATCCTGTTATTGTAAGCCTTTCGGCCCTGCGAGTCCTGTGCGCTGTTGGCACGGCCAACGAGGCCGCCAAGCGGCACGGCACGCTTGATCAGCAATGCAAAGCAAGCGGCGACACGTTCTTTCATCGACACGGCGGTGATGAACTCATTCGCATCGCGGATGCGCGTGAGGCTCTGCGTCATATCGCTGATTTCGCGCAGCTGGCTCGGTCGCTTTTTGCTGTAGTAGAAGATGATGTCCTTGGCGGGATAATAAACGGGTTCATTCATTTCCCACCCGTCGATGTTGTACTGCTCAATCCAATAGCCGACCGGGCGATTGTATTGATCAAGCTCAACGCCACCAACGACACGGTTCCCTTTGGTATGCGGGGATGCAACAGAACCGGCAAGCTCATCAACTTCCAAGGCCTGCAGCTTGAACGGTAAGACGCCGCCTTTTGTGTAGCACTTTTTGAAAATGATGCCGCCATCCACCTTTTTTCGGACAACGGCCATCCGAAGAAGGTCATTGAAGCTCTGCTGCTGGGTAATGTCGCAGTTCTGCTTTTTGGTCCAGCGTTTCCAAAGCTTTTCAATTTGGCTGTCGAGTTCGTCGTTGCCGGTCCGAACCTGCAACGTGAATCCGGTGCCGATGATGTTCCGCTTGAAGGAGGAAACGACGCAATTGAAGATGTCGGAGTTGCGTTCCAGATCCCGCGCTCTGGCTCTGACGACATCGCGTGCGCTGCGATCGGTAAGATCTGCGGCCTCATTGACGGCTCGCCAGTTCATATTTGAGCGGCCATTGTCTGCGGCGTCATAGCCAAAACCGCGCAGCAAGTCGAGCTGTTGCCGCCATGCTACTCTTGTGCAGGCCGCTTTCGGGGAGATAAACCCGATTACTCTATCAAACCAGTTCATCGTTATCTCCCTTCAAAAAAGGCGACATATGTGCTTCTGAAAAACTCAGAATCTTTCTGGTCGTCCACCTGAGCCGCCAAATCTGCACGAAGGTTCCGCAGCTCTGTCAAGTTTGCGCGAGTCAGACTGCGGGAGCCGATTTTGTAGCTCTGACCGCCGACCATGACGGTGGCGATGGCCTTGTTTACTTCGGAGAGTAAGTAGGCCGGGTCGCTGTAATTGGTTTCTAAGTCTGTCATGTGGGGGGTCCTCCTTACTCTTTCGGTTTGATTGTAATCACGTTCGTGGAATCGCATAAAACGCCGATAAAAACGGCAGTTCCAGTGGAGTGCCTGTACTCGATGTCGCCCTGACCATATACGCCAACGGCGAGGCCGATATAGGCCATTTGACCGCCGATTTCGGGTTCGATCAGTAATCCATGCACTGAATTTCCACCCCCTGCTCGTATTCCTCGCTGGCCGTCACGGTGATGGTGTCGGTATAGTCCTCCAAGCTCTGCGGCGGCTGCCGAGTGGCCACCATCTGACTCGTGTTCGCCGGGATGCAGATGGTAGCATCGAGGATTTTGCAGGAGATGGGGCTTTTGGTAAAGTTCTTGATGAGGAAGCGGCTCCCGGCGGCATCAAATCTGAAAACGACCGGTGTGCCAGCAGTGACGGACTTCGTGATGACTTTCATTTTTTTACTCACCTCTTTCAAATCCAGCTTTCGTTCTGATGAATCCACCCTTCCTCCGGGGTGGGCGCTACCTGTGGCTGCGCAGGCTTTTCGTCCGTTTTGGACTGCAGGAAAAGCTCGCGCACGTGGCAAAGGTCAGCAGCGGCGGCGGCATACACTTCGCAATCCAGATAGTGGTTGTTCGGGTGGCTATGCTTGGGCCGCCATTTGAGGTTGCCCTTGCTGCCGGATGCCGTACGCTCTGCGACTTTGTGTTCCGATGTAACCTGCTCGCAATACTCCGGGTCTACTCCATGGTAGACCATCCAGCTGCCAGTTCCGTTTGGCTTGCGCATTCGACCGGCAATCATGTCTTTGTACTTGTCGCCATCGACGATGATCAGCCTCATGCCGTAAGCCTTGGAATCGGTTTTTCCGACCGTCGAAATATTGTAGTATCCGAGAAGCGACTTCGATGAGCCTTTGCATGGGAGCGCCCACTCGGTATTTTCGTAGCAAAATTCGTAGACCGAATCCGTTTGATCGCCGGAGTCAACCAGACAAAGATTCACGATGAGCGGTGTCCCATCTGGGAGCTTGTATTCGAGGTTCATCACCTTGATTACATCCTCCCAGCCGAGTGCCTGACCGTGCGCGATGTTTTGCGACGTGAGGTAGTCTCCCCACGCTCTGATCGTCCAGTAGATGCAATTCTCCTGAACGTCAACACCGCCAGTGAGCAGCTTTGTCCACGACGGGAGCTGGTAGGCTTCGATGTCAGTTTGCCGCTCGCGGACAAGGTCGGCGTTCGTCTTGAGTTTTGTGTCCTCCCATGGCTCTGCAAGCCACGAGTTTGTGAAATTCTGGAACTTTTCAGGGTCGTCCTTGCTGGTCAGAAACTCTTTTGCGCATTCCGAAAAAAGAACGAAAGGCGAGTATAGGGTGTTCAGCCAGAAGGCCACCTTTTTGGGGACTTTCGCAGATTGCCTGACGATTCGCCATTCGCCCTGTTGGAGCATCCTCGGCTTGTCTGCGTCAGTAATAATGCAGCCGCACTCCTGACAGACATACTTTGCAAGCTCTGCCCGATCTGAATAGGTCATCCCTTCTTCGCCCGGGAACTTCACCTGCGCCCACTTGAGTTCAATGAATTTTCCGCAGTGCGGGCAAGGAACGAAATAGTGTTTTTCGGCGTCGGCACTTTCCAGCTCCTTCCAGATATGGCCGGTTTTTAGTGTCGGGGTGGATGTAATGTAGATTTTTCGGTTGCTGCGGTATGTTTTGGTTCGCTCTCTGGCCAGCGATATGGGGTCAGCCTCTTTCTTGGATGCACCGGGGAATTTATCGACCTCGTCCATAAAAAGGAAACGAATCGGGTTTGATGCCAGATCGCTGGGGGAGTTGGAGCCGGTCAGGTTCATGTACATCCCGCCCTCGAATTTTAGCTCCTGCTTTATGGACTCATCCTTCAGGTATCGCTTGGCCAGTTCCGGGCAGGCTTCGAGCATTGGCTCCAAGCGCTTTTTCTTGACGCTCAGCGCCAAATCATCCGAAGGATAAACCAGCATTGTAGGCGCTGGGTCCTCGTGGATGATGTAGCCGACCGTATTCAAAATAATTTCCGTGCCGCCGACCTGCGTCGGTTTGCAGAAAACTATTTCTTCGGTGCTGTAGACGTTGAACTCGTCCATGATGCCTTGAAGATACGGCGTTTTGCTGTTTCTCCATGGGCCGGGGATGGACGATGTGGATCCCAGCTCCCGGTACTTTTCGGCCCACTCCGACACAGTAATGTCATCAGGGGGTTGCAGGTATCGGAGCGCCTCTTTTTGATACGGGGTAACGAGATACTTTCGGATGCGGGGAGTTTTATTTTTTGGAGGCATTCTTCTGCGGCAGTTCGGTCACGCCTGCAACGACAAAGGCACCGAGCTGCCTCAAGATCTCCCCCTGAAGATCCTTTTCTATGCGCCTTGCTTCGGTCGGGCCAACATAGCCGATGACCTCGTTGCTGATCTTTCCCGGGAGGGACAAGGCAAAGCGCTTGAAAACAGTGAAAAAGTTGCTGTAATCGCGTTTCACATCGTCAATGTCGACGTATGTACCCGCTGCGATTTTTGTTTTGATCTGATGCAGTTCACCTTGACTTTCCTTCAACGCGATGTCGGCCTGAAGCTTTTGCTCTCGGAGTTCGAGCTCTTTCTCAGAGCGGTTCTTTCCGTATGCCTTATCCGACAGGTACTGAACGTATTTCTGGATTGTGGGCACCAGATCGTAGCGCCGCCCCTCCGGCGTTTCGGTTGTGGGGAGTACGCCCTCCTGCGTAAGCTGTTGAATGCGGCGAACTGTTACTCCGAACAGCTTTGCTATGATCTCCACCCTGTACATGGAGCCGCCTGTGATCTCGCCTTTGTCATTCAAACTGAGAAGCCCCCCCCGCAGATAGCAAGATTTAATTCGTAATCCGTCACGGCGGTTATAACTTTTCAGCTTTCTGCCCTGTGTACGTCTCCCATCGCTTTACGATGATGTCGCAGTTCTTTTCGTCCAGTTCCATACAGAATGCTGTTCGTCCAAGCTGCTCCGCTGCCATCAGGGTGGACCCACTCCCGGAGAAAAAATCACCGACCATCCATCCGGGGCGGCTGGAGTTGTTCATCAGCCGTCCGATCAGGGGCACAGGCTTCATGGTCGGGTGCATATCGTTTCGGGTCGGTTTCGGCTCAAAGTGAACCGTGGTCTGGTCCTTGTATTCCCGGAGCATCTGGTCGATAAAGGCCAGAAGTTCCTGCTTCTTCATTGACTGGAAGTCGGGCAGATCATCCAGAAGGACGGTGTCCTGTGTGCGGTCATTGATGAAGTAATGGCCCGCTCCCTCTTTCCAGCCGTAGAGGATCGGTTCGTGCCGCCACTGATAGTCTTGTCGGCCAAGGACGAATGCGTTTTTCTCCCATATCAGGCACTGGGCCAGCTTCAGCCCGGCATCCGAATAGGCTTGTCGGAACTGAAGCCCGGTGCTCTCGGCGTGAAAGACATAAATCGCTGCGCCTGTGCGCATAGCGTCGTTCATGGCCTGAAATGCTGCCAACAGAAAACTGTAAAAGCTGGCTGCATCCATATGGTCGTTCTCGATGACGCTGTTCGTGCGGCTGTCGGTCTGGTCGAGGTAGTCGTTCAGAAATCCAACTTTTGCGCCGTAGTCTACGTTGTAGGGCGGGTCCGTGATCACAAGGTCGAGCTTATTCCCGGCCATGAGAATTTCCGCATCTTCCAGAGACGTGGCGTCTCCGCACATCAGGCGGTGACGGCCCAGCTTCCAAATATCACCCCGGCGTGTGACCGGGGTTTCGATTTCTTCCTTGGCTGCATCCGGGTCGAAGTCATCATCATGGGCTTCTTCCGGCACATCCAGCTGCTGGATCAAATCTTCGAGGTCGTCCTGATGGAAGCCGGTCACAGAAAAGTCGTAGCCGTTGAGGTCAAGATCAGACAGAAGGTCTTTCAAAATCTGAAGGTCCCATTTGCCGGTGATCTTGTTCAGGGCCACGTTGATCATCTTTTCCTTGGCCTTGTCCCGGATGTCCAGAACGACGACCTCGGCTTCTTCGATGCCCATGTCCATCATCACGGTGCGCTGCTGGTGTCCCTTGATGATGGTGCCATCGTAATTTATGACGATGGGGTCAGCGTAGCCCAGCCCCTGAATGCTGGCCTTTATATCCTGATACTCCGGGTCAGCCGGGGTCAGGGCTTTTCTGGGGTTGTAGGCGGCAGGAATAAGGTCGGCCAGCCGACGCTTTTCCATCCGCATGGGGTTGGTCTGCTGCATGGTTTTCACCTCCTATATGGGGTTTGCGTAACGAAACGGCCAGAAAAAATCGATTCTCGTCGGAAAATCCTTCGCGCCTTCCTTGCCCCGCAATGGAAATTTCTTCCAGTAGTACCTACGAATGGAAGCGGTGGATTGAAGCGTAAAAAACAAAAGAGCCATCGAACATTTGTTGCTCGATGACTCTTTCGCCGATGAGAAGGAGAATTCGTTATGGAAACCCGTGGACGTTTTCTTCTGGCCCTTGACCACAATGCTATTGTATCACATCCGAGTGTCCTTTTGTGTACTGACTTTGGGGATATGCGCTGTGTTTTTATTCCGTACGCGTATGGTTTTTGTACGCTTCAAGCTTCTTCTGAACGAAGGGATGCTGCAAAAGCATGCGGATGCCCTTTTTGTAGTGGTCGTAGCACGGGGATCGTGTCAGGTGAGTGGCCCTTGAAATGTATCCCCACCCTTTGCAGTCAAGGTGCCGGAGTTCAAGGATGCTGCGCTCCACGCTATCGCTGGGCAAGCATTCGAGGACATCGTTGATGTCGAGGATGATCTGAACCTCCGACTCGATCTGCTTCTGGATGCGATCTTCAACGTCAGCTTTCTTGAAGACCAGAGAAGCGGCCCCTTCGCCGCCCTCCGAAGTGTCCACCTTCATGGCGTCGGTTTTGCATGGGGGCATGGAGGGGTGTTCCAATTCCTCCGAGATTTCGGCCAGCCTGTTTTTCAGGATGGCGTTGCGTTGCTTCGCTCTGTAATACCGAGACAGGTATTTCTTGAGCAAGATGGCGTCGTCGTTTTTCATGAGTCATTCACCACATTTCCGAACGAAATAATCTCCATGGCTTCAATGGGCAGGTGGGCAATGCCCGCTGTTCCTCCCGCTTTTTTTATAGCTTCGATGGTCACCAGCTGGAGTTGCGATGGTTTTCCGAAAAAAGGCCGCTTGACCTCAATTCCGTAATATTGGCCCTTGATAATTGCAAGCACATCCGGGAAACCGCGCTCAGCATAAACACCCGCAGAGATTTTGCGGACGAATGCAGAGGGATACTCTTCCTTGATGGCGGCGATGATTTTTGTCTGATACCACTGTTCCAGCGGTATTTTATCGTTGAGGATTTTCTCGGTCTTTTCAGCAGTCAGCTTCAACCCGAGTTTTTGCTCTGCCAGACGTTGAACATCGGCGATTGTTCTGGCTCTCTCAAGAAACCACCAGTCATGCAATATATTCCGAGTGATACTGTTCATTTGTACGCCTCACTTACTCGACGGGAAAGCTCCATGATTTTTCGCAGAGCGTCCATTGCCGCTTCGGTCGTTTCGTCCTTCGCTGGCGAACGAGGCCATGTCCGGCAAACATCGGCGTTCACCTCTGAAATCAAATCGTAGGCCAGCTCCACTTTGACTTCCAGCCGGAGGGGTTTCATCAGCTTCTCTTTCTTTTCGGCTCTCATGTTGGCCTCGTGAATGAGGTCCTCTTCATAGATCACCTGCTCATTGGGTCCGACTTCTATCAGCATGGTGCAGCCTCCATGAACACAGGCTCGTCACTGTCGCCGGGCATGGCCGGGTCATCGGCGGACTGTCCTGCGCTGCCGCTGGCATCCTCTGCGCCCAGTTCCTGCCATCCGAAGCCATCTTTATTCCCGTCCTTGTCCTCCATGAAGCTGGACGCCATCATGTCTGCGGTGTGAAGCGCCCAGATGATGGGGTATTTCTGGATGGCGGCTGTCAGGCTCAGGGTGTCCGTATTTTGATCCGTGAAGCCCATGTGCCACCAGATTGCATACATTTCCTCCGAGGTGAGCTTGATGTAATTCTTGACCAGCATGGCACTTTTGGGGCCGTGGCCGAGGGGCATCAAGTCGTTGACCGTGTAGAACGGCACCTTTTCCCATTTCCCGGTCTTTTCGTTCTTGACATTCCGGGTGCTGGTGCTGTAGAAGTAGGTCTTGCAAATGTCGTGGAGCAAAGCGATGATGATGAGGCTTTCATCGCTGATCTGGATGATGGGATGTCCGGCGACTATGTAAAACCACATCTCGGTGCCGTCCTCATTGACCTGATTTTCGTCAAGCAATCCCCGGAGAGCGTCCAGCACATTGAGGCTGTGCTGCAGGAGACCGCTCTCGCAGGAGAGGTGGAACTTTGTGCTGGCCGGGGCCGTGTAGAAGTCGCTCTTGCGGATGTAGTCCATCAACTTGTCAACGCCGGGACGCTTCACCCGGGCCATTTCTGCTTCAAAACGGGCAATCAATTCTGCTTTGTTTTCCATATCTTATCTCCTTTGATATGTGGTGGGAAGGCTGCACTCTGGTATTCGCCCTTGGCGTCCATCCAGTAGCCCCCCTCGTTGGTGAATGAATCCGAATCGTTTCCCGGCTGGCCGTTCTGCCAGAAGAAACCTGTGATGTGGTTCCTGATCCAGCGGTGGCCGTCCGGGTAAACGTGCCAGTAGTTGTATTTTTGCCAGTAGGGTTCGTAGACTTCCTCGGTGCGTTGGTAAAGTTGCCAGACGAGGTCGAGAAACTTGTCATAGTCGAGATCATTGATCAGGGCTTTTCGGTACTGGTCCATGAGGGCACCCGGCTGACTTTCCTCGGCGAGGACGGCGGCGATCTGCTGCGACAGCCGCCGATTCCCGGCGATGTCCTTGGGGTGCATCGGGAACGGCATTCTCTCCCGGAGTCGGGCGGCGAACCAGTCGGCAAGACCGGCCATTTCCTTGGTCAGCTTCTGGTAGGCTTTGCCGTATTTCGTCTGGAGGACTTCCAGCGGCACCTGTTCGCGGTTTGTCTTGAGCTTCCTGAAGGTATCATTGAACCGGGCCATCATTTCCCGGTCGTCGTCCGAGGCGGGCATCTGCATCACTCCATGTATTTTTTGGTTGCAGGGTTCCACTTGAGGCTGGTTGTCTTGCCGCAGTCGCCGCATGAAAAGTCGAGGTCAGCATCTTCGATGTTCGTCCGTCCGAAGGTGTGCCGACCGCAGCTGCAGTCGTACTCGAACAATGCGGTATTGTCCAGCGGAATTTTAGCGCCGCACTTCTTGCAGTTCCACTCGGTTCGGTATTCCGGGGAGAATGCGAGGAAAGTGTCGCCGCATCCCGGGCAGCGCAGCTTCATCAGCCCTTTGATTCCATCCTGCCGGAAGGGCGGCTTACTCGCTGCGGGGGGGGGGGGCAGGGGTTCGGCATCGCCCTGAACGGCATCCATGATGTCCGAATAGCTGAGGCGCTCGTCCTCCTGCGGGTCCGATTCCCCAGTAATATCTTCGGTGGGAGCCTGCTGCTTGGCCTTTTCGGTCTGCTCCTGAATGATAGCCTGAAGCGCTGCCGTATTCTGCTCTTCGTCGCTCGGCATCCTGACCAGATTGCTCTGCATGGCAAACTCTGCGATGTAGGTGTTCATCTGGTCGGAGAAGTTGTCTCTTGCTCGAAGCAGCTGCTGGGCGTTTTGGCAGCTGATCTTCATATCCAGCCGGTCCTCGTACCCGTCGTTGATCACCAGATGTGCGCTATAACTGTAATCATGCATTTTCTTCTTCCTCCCATTTCAATGCTTGGCCGCAAAAGCGGCAGTATGTTACCTCGTGGCCGTCTGGGTGAACTACGTATTCGCCGCATGAAGGGCAAACCGCCCAGCCGTCCATATCCGAATCCTCTTCATCCGGCTCAGTCGGAATCTGTTTTTTGAGAGCTTCCATTCCCATCTTGCAAGCCGTGATGACGGGTTCGATGCTGTCGTAAGCTTCCCGGTGGTCCGGGTCGAGGATCTCGGCGGCCCGCTCGTAGGTCATTTCCATTTGCAATGCCTCTCCTGTCTGGCCTGTTACACCTAATTCTGAAAAACAGGTGTAACGGCGTTTTCCTTGTGGTGGTGCGGTTCTTCCGGCTCTGTTACTCCTGTTACACCTAATTTTGAACACACACCGTATTTTTAAGAATTTTGCAATTTTGCACGAAAATTGTGTAAAATGCAAAAATGTGCAAAAACGTATTGTATTTTGTATTTTAGGTGTAATAGGTGTAACAATCTATTAAAAAGCCGCTTGGCTGCTTGCTTTTTCGTGTTACACCTAATGTTACACCTAGCGTTACACCTAAAATTAGGTGTAACGGTTTTAGGTTGAAAATGGCAAATCCTCAGAGTCGTCTATCACAGTGAAGTCGTCCTGCATGGTGGTTTGCGTGGCGGAAGTCTGGAACGGTGCAGCTACCGGGGTCATGGGCGGCTCTTCGTCGTCCATCTGTCTTTCCAGTTCATCCATCGGATCCTCGTTCTCGGCCAGCTTGCCGATGAAAAACTCGACAAAGCGGCAGCTTCGGTCGCCGAATCTGCGAACCGTGGAGTAGGTAACCTTGCCGCTCTTTTCAGTCCATACGCTGATCAGGTTCTTGTCGGCCAGATATTTCATGGTTTTCCGGGGGCTGTACCCGGCTTTGGTGAGGGCCTGATTCAGCATGGAGGGAAAAATATAAACCGTGTTTCCACTCTCGTTCATCATGCCGAGGCAGGTGCCGATCACCTGCGTTCCGAAGTATGCCTTGTTCGACATGACCCAGTCCACGATGAACTGCGCTGCGTTTTCATTCACATCGGTGGAGTTGTTCTCCACCTGTTCCTCCAAAATGCTGGCGGCCATGATCTTGGCCTTTTTCCATGATTCCGGACGGATGCCGAGCTGCTGCAGAACATCGGCCTCGTCGGTGGGGTCGCTCTGCTGCTGCGTGCTGAAGAACCAGCTGTCAATCATGGCATCGGCCAGAGCAACTGCGGAAATTCCAGAAACGTGGGAGCCGTTTTTGCCGTTGGCCATTGCGTGGACGTAACTCTGCATCAACTCGAATGCATCGCAAATGATGCGCTCCGGGGTGGCGATGATCCTCTTGACGAAGGCCGGGCCAGCCCAGCCGCAGTCCATCACGGACTGCTGGTGCATCAATCCGGCATCTCGCTCGTTGTCGAACGGCCCGCCATAAAGCTCCAGCACACGGGTGGAGACACCTGTTTGCGTTGTCTCGGTGGTGAGAGGTTCTTCGCCGGTGGCCAGAGCGACGGTACGCCATTGCTGGGTGGCCTGAATGCCGCCGCTCTTTGCGCCTCTGATCTTGCCGGTGCCGGATGCGATCATGTAGACGATTTTTTCCAGCCCGGCCTGATTGTTGCCAGCAAGCTGTCGCTCATCGATGCCGAGGGGCAGGTCGCAGTAAAAGGCTGCCGCCCGTTCGAGGCCGACCTGCGTGGCGTTGAAGTTGACCATCAACCGCTCCGGGTCACCCCATGCGGAGAGAGCCGCTTTCAGGGCTGCGGTCTTGCCGCCCTTGGAACCGCCCCAGTTGTACACAAAGAAGATGCGCTGCTTCACGATCCGCAGGAGCGGGGCGGCGAAGCTGGCCGCAAGGATGAATCTGAACTTCTGGCGGCTGCGGTGCGGAGCCATGTGCTCCACCCATTTTTCAAAGGTTCCGTTCTGGCAGTAGGCCGTGGCCATTGCCTTTTGGGATGGGTCAATGTCCAGCGTGATGCCGTCAGCGTGTCCGGGCACAAACCTGTTGCCGGGTTGCCATCCGAAGGTGGAGGTGCTGTCCTCTTTGGGGATGATGTCGATGTTCTCGGCCTCAAGACTTCCGAGGAAGCGGACCACCTGTTTCGAGTTCTCGCTGGTAATCGTGCAGCCGAGGTCTGCAAGGGCGGTGATGCTGCGGCTCTGGAAGATCACAGACCGGGGGTAGATGGCACTCTGCCAGATGCCGTCTCGCTTAAAGGCTACCTCTATTTTTTCTTCCCCGGTTTCGATGCTCTGGAGACGCTTGGTCAGGATGATCGGGGTGCGGCAGCAGAGGACCGGCTGGAACTTCTTTTCGTCGATCCGGCTGATTCCCTTGTCCGAGTAAATCCAGCCCTCCGGCTGCCGGAGGCTGATCGGTGCGCCGCTGATTGCTTCTGGGATGTCCTCTTTTTTGTAGTCCACAGGTTTTGCGGTTTTCAGGGCATCCCGGATCAGCTTGGCAGCCTGTTCCCGGCCATGCTTGATGTAAAGGTCGGAGGGATCCTTTTCGCCGAGAGCCTTGCAGCTCCACTCGCAGACCTCGCCCTCGTAGCCTCCATCCCGGAGGCCGGTGCAGATCTTGTGGATGAAGGTGTCGCCGCCGCCGTCCGGCTCGTGGTGCAGGTACAGCTTCAGGCCCTGAAGCACCGAGGACTGTTCCGGCTTGAACATTGAGGCCCCCGGCACACCGATGGGTCGCCCTCCTCGCGGAGGGCGTGGATAGAAATAGAAAGCGGCAG